TTCACCCTTCCGAAATGATCTCGAACTGGTTGTAAAATATTTTCACAAAGTGCTTTTAGTTTTTCAATCTGACCTGAATTAGGATTATTATTTATGTCTAATCTAATTGCAGTGTCTGATTTGATTAATTCTTGTAAAGTAAAATTACGTGAAAGATTCATTTATATTTTTTGTAAATTTGGATTATTTGATAATATATTTTTTTCTGCTCTAGGTCTAGCTATAGAATCTTTACTTCTTTTTCTAAGAATTGCTATAGCAGACTCTTTTGTTCTTTTTTCTTTACTTGCTTTTAACAAATCAAATTTAAAATTCATAACTTATTATACTGTAGGTGGTTGTGGAGTGCAATAAAACTTAATAAACATATTATATGTATTAACTTCTACTTTTCCTAGTTCATCTAACTTGCGAAGAGATTCTTCATAACCAAATTTTAAACAATCATATTGTGAATCAAACTTTTCTGGCCATGGATGAGGATCCAAACAAGCACCTGCTACTTGTGAGCATATAATTAGACTCAGTAAAAATTTCATTCAAGAATGAGTTTCTTAATTGAGAGCGAGCCATCTATATTTTGTTCTACTTCTGCTTTAGATTTTATGCATTGATGCTGTATATTACCACCTTTGTCCTGTCTCTTTGCATGTCTTTTACCCTTTAAACACATTGCCATTGACGGTTTATTTGTGCCAGGATCAATTTGAATTCTGTGTTCTTTAATCTCTCCATCAATTATCATAAGAAGAGCTACAACTTCTAAAATCATTCATGACTCCCATTTTGTCTAACTTTATCTTTTAACATTTCAATATCTGATAATGCTTTATCTAATTGTTCTCTTAAAAATTCTATATTAACTTTGTTTGTAAGATTTGCCTCTTGAGTTTCTTCCATCTTCTCTACAGATTTGTACAAATCCTCAAGTAAAAAATGTTGCTCTTGGTCTACGGGGACCTGTTCACTTTTTTTTAGCAAATCATTTTCAAACAACTCACGTGATGTCTCTAACGATACCAACCTCGCAGTCAGCTCCGTATAAGCGAACACGCCCATTGCTACGAGCACGATCAAGCTAGCTACCGTTTTCATCGGCATCTGCACTCGTGCCTCTTCTCCGATGTTTAATGGTTTATTACTCATTTTTTATTTTTCTTTTTAAATAAATTATCTATGAGAGACCCTATTTTGTCTAGAGCAGCGAAAAATTTGTAAATCCATTTATCAATCATTTTGCTCTTTTTCGAACCCTTCTTGTAGCATTTGACTCAGTGTTTTCTCTTTTTTCCTCCATTTCGTAAAACATTTTGTCCGAATCTTCTGTAACCATGTTGTTATCTTCTGCGTCCCAGTATGTAGTTTGAACTTTGTAATCTGGCCAGCTGTCATCAGTAGTATAACTGTTAACGTGCCAAAGAATACGATTATTAGGCTGAGCTGCATAATTCCCGTTAGCAAGAGCCAATACATGCGCACACTTATGTTCTTGAGGTATTTCAGAATGTTCAACATCCAATATATTAACATCTGGATGCGCCCAATCAATCGTAAATAAATATTCTCCATGATAAAACTTTTTATCTAGGCCTAAATATTTTCCTTTTATACCAGCCAGCCAATCAAAGCGATGAACACTAGGCCAATAACTAAAACAGTTCCACAATTCCAACTCGTGCGTCTGCATATTCGGCACATCGGCTCTATCAAACGATTTTTGAAAAAACGCTGAGATAGGCAAACGCCAAAAGCATGCACCGTTGGGAAGCATAATGTTAAATAGGATCGCACGCCCTGAAATGGATGTAAGACCGAAGACCACACAGTCTTCACTTTCTCCGTGATGTTCTTTAAGATCATAAAGATACTCCTTTCTTATTTTACAATATATTGGTGGTATGTTAGCATTCAAATAAGACATCTAGCATTTCCATCTCCGTCTAGCTTGTCTCAGTCTTGAATTAGGGTCTTTAGCAGCTTTAGGAAATTTTTTCATTTGCCCTGCTGACCTCGCACAAAAACTCTTTCTACGTTTGGCAGCTTTAGATCCAGCTTTTACTTTTCCTGTTACTGCCGTTTTTAATTTTGATCCTGGATTTTCTCTTCTATATCTTGCAACTCCAGCTGAAGTCATTCCAGCTCCAGATTTTGTGGATCTAAAATATTTTTTTGTTTTTGGTGGTTGTACATCACCACCTCTACTAAAACTTAAAATATCTGCATAGTAATCATTCATATTATTTATCTAGTATAACTGTTACAGTACAATTACTTATTGCTTGTATTGACATACCACCTTCAAATAAAATTCCATCTTCTGCTAAATTGTATGCAAAAGTATCTCCAGCTGGTACATCTACAATAAACTGATCAACATTGTTGCCATCTCTTAATGTAACTTGACCTGCACTTGATGAAGATGTTGATCCTAAAATTATACCTCTTAATCTTGTTCTTCCACCAAACACAGTTCCTGTAGAATTTTTTCTTACTGCTTTAACGTCACTTTTCATATTATGTAAATGTTATAGTTACTCCACCAGTACCACTGATAGTAGCATGAATTCCTTCTTCAAATAAAATTCCAGATCCTGGTAAATACATATCTAAACCCTCTTCTCCAAAAAGATAAGTAGCTATTGTAGTTCCCGATCCACCACCACTTTTAAAAACAATAGAACCACTTGCACTGTTACCTTTTCCTTGTATAGAAGTTAATCTTGCTCTTCTTGTTGTGGGAACCATTTGTGCAGTTGACGTGGCATGTGCACTTGATTGATCTGATGTGAAACTTCCTCCACCCATAATTTTCTCCTCTAGTTTGTGGCTCCCGAAGGAGCCACTAATTAATTATTACGCTGCAAATGCAAACGCACCAGTAACAGCTGCTGCCGCACCAGTCATTTCAGTTGCAATATGCCATGTGCCATCTTCAAAACACATAAAAGCAATTTTACTTCCAGTTGTAAAACAGTTAGTTGCCGCGTCAGCTGGAGTGAATACTAATTGTGTTTCACCTGCTGCTGAAGTATCAAAAGTTACTTCATTTGAGTTTCTTGATTCAATTAATGATCCTGTTGCCCAAACGTCAGTTCCTGCTGCATTAAAAGTAAGAGTAGCAGTTCCTCCTGCTGTATCTTTTGATTGAACGTAAACCGCAATTGCACCTTTAGTTGCTGCTGGTAATGCTACAGCACATGCTGCTGCACCTGTGTAGTTAACAACTGCAATAATTCCATCAGCGATAGAAATATTTGCTGCTGTTGCTGTGTCAGCTAAAACTAAACCTGTAAGATCAGGCATACCTGAACTCATTCTTGTTGTGATTGCACCTGTAGATGCATTTTTTGTAGCCATTTGAAAGCCACCTTCAGAACGTACTGGTCCTGAAAAAGTAGTTGATGCCATAATTTTCTCCTTTGTATAGCGTTCGTTATGTAGTCTCTATACCGTCTGCCTAGCCAGTCTACATAATAATTTTTTCTAGGTGTATTTATTATATAATAATTTATGAGTCTAATAAAGCTAGTTGTCCAAAATTAAAACTAATACCATACTTAGGATTATCTTCTCTATGCCTTTCAGATTTATGTAGCAGTATTGATGAAAATATAACAAATTTTCCTTTTTCTGGTTTTACAGTATGTTTAATTTCAGGAAAATCTAAGGTTTGTTTATGGTTATTTAAATATAAAACTCCTGACCAAATATTTGGCTTATGGTCATGCTCTCTCGTTTCACCACCTGAATTCATTCGATAACCCCAAGCATCTGTAAGTCGATATCTAGACATAGGAATATTTTTGTCTAGAAAATCCATAAATGTATGCAAAATTTTAATAAATTTTTCATCTTGGTTAAAATAATCCCAACAAGTCATTTGATCTTTGACGTAAGTCCTATGTGATAAATTATCTTCTCTAACAATACCTTTATTGATTTGATCTATAAAATACTTAGCGTTTATATCTACAAAACCTTCAATTACAAAATAATCTTGGAGTATTTTTTTTTCAATATGTTTGTGGATAATCACAAAGTTTTTTAACATAAAAAAAAGGGCAGTGCAAATTATTACACCGCCCTTTTAGAGTAATTAATATTTATTAATTATTAGCTAGTTGGAAGATTTCCATTACCAAAAATACATCTTGGATCAGAGAATCCAAAAGAGTATCTTTCTCTAGCTTTAAATCTTACATTACCAGTATCGAAGTCTCCTTCAATCGCAGTCTTGATTGGTGATCTAACGAAATGTTTTAATCCATTAGGTATATCAGTCATCAAGAAGAATGAATCAGTATCAGTTAAGAAGTTATTAACTCTGTAACCTTCTGGTACCATTCCCATAGAAGCGATTGCGTTGATATCGTTATCAGCAGTTCCGACTCTTTGAGGAGTTTTCATCAATCTCTCAGCAGTAAATTGTAATTCTTTTGGAATTATCATTTTTCTACCTTGAGCAGCGATTTTTAGACCTCTTTCGTCTACGAACGATGCGATATCGATTAACGACTGTTCTAATGAAGTTTCGTTTAAGTCTGCAGCAGTAGCTAATACATTTGAGAATGTACCACCTGTTGCTAATGGGTGTGCGCTAGAAATTAACGGTACCCCGTCTCCACCAGTAACAGCAGTAAACTGTGCTTGGTTAAGAACGTTAGCAGCTTTAACTTGCTTCGTATTAGACATTGATCTTGCAAGAGCTCTTGTGTATCTCGC